AGGTCACTATGCCTTTGCTTAATACTCAGAACGTAAACGTAACAGCTCCGGACATGCAGCAGGGCCCTTCGATTGCCAAGGCTGGACAGGCATGGGACGCGGTAGCTAGTTTTGGAAACAAGATGAGTAACTTTGGTGCGGAGCTTGCACAGAAGCGGAAACAGGCAGAGACTTCAAGTTTCGTAAACACCAGTGCGAACGATCTCGAGAGACATATCTCAGAGAAAGAAACTGAACTCCAGCAGAAATATGCAGGAGATCCTACAGGGTATTCTGCGGCCATGGCGGATGCTATGGACGAATTCCACGAGACAAGAAAAGAGTCTTCCCCGAATGACGATGCCAAGAACATCTGGGAACAAAAGTTCTCTGATTACTCCACGACTATCAGAAATCGTGCAGACTCTTGGGAGAACGCTTCGAGGGCTAAATATCAGATCGGTCAGATCGACAACTCTGTTTATAAAGATCGTCAGCACCTCGCCCAGAAACCAGACCCAACAAAGGCAGCACAGTTTCTCACCAATGCTTCCCAGATGGTGAATGACGGGAGAGCTCTTTGGTTTGATGATGCTGAAGCTGACAAACGTCTTCGCGCATATGGAGGCGACATTTCTAATTCCCTAATGGAAGGGATGGAAGCAAACAAACAATACGGGGCTGCTCTCAATGTACTGAGCGGGAAGCACCCAACATCTAAGATTCTCCTTGCCAACATGGAACCGGACAAGATCGCTAACTATAAAGATCGTTTCAACCGTCTCATGAAAGCAGAGAACGAGTTCAATAAGACTGTATTCCGTAAACAACTTGGCGATGTATCGTACGATCTTCAACAAGGAAACAAAGTCACTCCCGAGGCTATTCGCGGTATTCAATCAAACATCAGTCAGCTTGACCCAGAGGAACGCGCCTACGCTATGGACGACCTCAATCATAATCTCAAATATAACGAACTCCTTCAGAACGTGAAGTCCATGGATATGAAGGACGCTACAGCCATTGCCAATTTCTCTATCCCGCGTAAAGAGGGAGACTCTTTTAACGTGAAAGGTAGAGTGGAGATGGCAGAGAACTTCAAGAAGAAAGCGCAGGAAATTCTCAAGATGAGAACTGAACAACCAGCAGCTTTCTACGCTCAATCCGACAAAACTCTCGAGATCAAGTCTCAGATGGCCCTCGATTTCCAGAATCCTCAAGCGATGAAATCTTGGGTGGATGACATTGTTTCTAAACAGGAAAATGATAAGAACGGAGCTGATATCAAAATCATGACTCCAGAGATGTCAAAAACTTTCGGAGCGCAGATCAAGGGCGGAAACCCAGAGCTCGCAGAGAACGTGATCATGAGTCTCAAGTCTTCTATGAAGTCAGGTGGAGCTGATTATTACGGCAACGCTGTTTCAGACATGATAAAGAACCAAGACATCACACCAGTACAAGGTCTCGCGATGTTCATGGAGAACCCTTCTCAAAGGGCCGATCTCATGAACGCTACGAAGAATGAAAAACAGATTGAAGAGAGCTTCAAGCGTTTCACGACTTCAGATAAGTCTGTTAAGTCAATGATGAACGAAATTCCTGCTGATAAAGAAATCCAGCAGATCGTTAAAGCGATCGCTTCAGGAGACCCTAAAGGCGAAAGACTCTGGGTTACATCCTCTCTCAACAATGCCATGGAACTTGCGTACAAAGACGCTATCGTGAATAAAGGGCTTGACCCTGAACAGGCGAAAGAAAGAGCTCTTTCTGTTGTAAAGAACAACTTCTCAGTAGCATACTCTGGTCGTTCTTCTGTCCTCATTCCTAAACAGTACGAGAACAAGAGAACAGCTATCGAAGACTTCATGGATGAGTCCCTCAGCTCTGAAAAGCTGAAGGCGATGGATATTGTTCCAGATGCTTCTTATGAAGGTACTCAGGACCTTATTGGCGTAGACCCGAAAGAAAAATATATCAGTGATCTCGCGATGAGCGGTAAGTGGGTATCAAATAATTCCGGAAATGGTGCCTTCCTTGCGAAGGAACAGAAAGACGGGACAATGGCAGCAGTTCGCGATTCGAAAGGAAACCTTGTTGAGGTTCACTTCGATAAGATGCGCGACAATGGCTACCTCCTCACAGATGAAATGAGAAAGCAACAACAGATCATCGATGATCTCCGCGACGAAGCGAAGACAAGCGGTGAAGCTGCTGTCCAGGTTAAATTCGCTCAGTCGCGAATTGCCAAGCTCAAGAGAGAGCAAGGCGCAGGAACAAAACGTAGCACAGCCGGGAGATCGTTCTAATGCTACCAATGAACCAGAAGTTCACACCTGATCAGGGCCCTAACATCGGAACCTTTGAGGCGGCTCTCGAGCTCGCCTCTATGGATACCTTCATGGGAGGTCTCGCTCGTGATACGGCCATGGGCGATATGGGAGGAAAGAAACTCTCCCCAGAAGAACTCAATGATAAGTACCAAGATGTTGAAGTTCCGTTCAATAAGGAAATGCCAGAGGTCGCTGCCTTCCATCTGAACGAAGAAGGAAAGAAAAGAAGAAAGCTCAATGAGATTATCTCCTCCGGCCCAAAAGGCACGTTCTATAACCAAGTTGTAAATCTTGGACAGACCCGGTAGAGTTTGGTGTTGGTGCCTTTACAGGCTGGGGCCTTCGTGGTCTTGGAGCTGTTGCGAAAGGTAGTCAGTTCACGGCCTTCAAGAAAGCAGGAGAGCTTCTCACAAACGGCGGATTCGCCGGGGAAGCTGCTGAAGGTATCATTGGTAACGCTCTCCTCGAGCCCATCATGTATGGCCAGTCCAAGAGAGCTCAAGCCGACTACACCCTGGAAGACGCGTTCATGTCGGTAGTGGGCGGCGGTCTTGCCGCACCTATGGTTAAAACAGGCCTCCAATTTGGCCTTGGTAAGTTCACACAGCTACCCGACTCAGTGACAGGTCTCGCTATCAAAAACACCGTAGGACAGGTCCTAGAGGGTTATAAACCAACTCCAGAGATCCACGCCAAAGCGTACCGGGACATTGCTCTTAAAAATCCGGTTGATACTTCTCAACTCGGGGAAGTACGCAATTCGTACAAGTTTTCTCCGGCAACGGTAGATGAGGTTTCTGCTCGTCCGTTTTACATGGCAGGGGACTCTCTCGATCGTCCGAAGAGTATCGACGATATTTTCAACATTACGGATAATCCGAATTTTGCGAACAACATAGCGGCTCATCCGATGGATGATTCAATCAATGATGTTTTCGAAGTGAAGCTCAACGAAGCGAAGCTCGTGGATTACGATACGATCAAGGACACACTCAAGGCCGCTAACGGCGATGAAGTGAAGGTCAAAGCGATCATGGATGAGCTCAAGACTCAAGGCTACGATGGGATTATGAAGTCAGATGCGGAAGCTGGTCATAATGCTGTTCATATTTTTGATGAATCGAAAGCGAAGGTAACAGAATCTTCTCGCTTCAAGTCTGACCCTAAATCAGTTCCTTCTATAAGCCCAGAAGAAGTAGAGAAAATAAGAAACGCAGCTAGAGCTCGTGAGAACCAGATTGGATTCGATAGTCAAGTGGATAAAGAGTTTAACGACTTCATTCTCCCTGACGAACTTAAATCCGCTGACTCTTCTAAGATAGATGCTGAAATGGATGAAACTCTCAAGACATTTGATGGAATGGATAAGGAAGGGATGCTTTCTTCAGCTTCCAAAGAAGCACTCGAACAGGTTAAGATGAGTAAACAGAAAAGACAATCAATCCCAGAGATTGCATCTGACTTCTTCAACTGTCTCATAAACGGTGGTGCCGCATGACTTCTTGTTCGATATTCGTCAACAACAAATACCAGAAGCTCAAAGAATCTATGGGAGCTGAACTGGATGAGATGCTTGGGGATATTGAAGAACTAAGAGTTCGTTCTCGCACTCCGGAGAGCTTCAAGAAGAAAGTTACACAATACATCAAGGATGTATCTGAGGAGACGATGCTGAATGAACGTGAGCAGATCAGACAGATCGCGAAACGTGAGCACAACCTTAAGCGTATGGCAGATCCTGGTTACAGAGGGAATCATGCCGAAGCTCTGGCATCACTTCTCAGAACAACGAACTATAACGTCAAACATGGTAGTATGTCGGTTGAGTCTGTTATGGGCTCATTCCAGAAGAAGTATAATACCATGCTTGAGCAGTCTCTCACAGAAGGAGAGATGAAGGCCCTTGCTTCGAAAGGTATGGACCGTGACATCATCAAGTATCTCGCATCAGGCGGGAAGGCTGATGTTCCGGATGCAGTTAAGAAAGTTGGTGATCTCTTCAGAAAGTTTCAGGACAAGATTTACGCTGACAAGAAGGCATCGGGTATCGAGGTTAATTACCGCGAGAACTACGCTGTCAACCAGAGAGATATCTATAACGTGAACAAGATGGAAACAGAGTTCACGAAGACTTCATGGGCAGAGCTTGTTCACTCCAGACTGGATGTGGAAAAGACTTTCCCTCTTATGCCGGATAAGGCAGAGCAGATGAAATATCTGGAAGACGTTTATGATGGCTTTGTTCAAAGAGCGAAAGACGTGGAAGCTGTTGACTTCAACAACATTCCAAAGGACCTCATCAAGTCTTCCATCCAGAGAAAGAACCTTAAGCCACGTACGATGCATTTCACAGAGGACGGTCTCGCTTCAATGTGGGAAGAGTTCGCTGATAAATCAGTACTCGATGCGATGGTAGCAGACGGAGCCCGTGCGGCCCGTGATATTGGCGTGTATGAAGTTCTTGGTCCAAATGGGCAGAACGAGTTCAATACACTCAAACAGAAAACAATCAGAAACATTCAACAAGAAATCAGAAGTACTACTGACGAGAAGCTGAAGACCAAACTACAGAAACAGATTGAAGATATCAACTCTCGAAGCAAAGGCTCTCTGTATAATTTCGAAGGAGATTATGAATCACTGTGGGCGAATATCAATGGGACCACCGATCATGTTGGCGGCAAAACGCTGGCCAATGCAGCTCAAAACCTTCGGTCCCTCACCTCAATGCAAGTTCTCGGTGGTTCAATGTTCACCGCCCTTACGGATATTTTCAATGGTGTCACCGCCCTCAACATGGCAACTGGTCAAGGCTACTTCAAGTCCATGGGTGATGTGGGCATGGGTCTCCTCAAGACGTTTCCACCGGGAGAGCAGAAGCGTATCGCAGGGATGACGAACATCGCTCTCGAGACAGCTATGGGGAACATTCTCCGCGGTGCAAACTCAGAGGGTGTTACGAAAGCAATCAACAACATGAACTATTGGTATTCGAAAGTGAATCCAATTGCAGCTCAAGGTAGATTCCACCGTGTAGCAGCTACCATGATGTTCGGTATGCGTATGGCGGACAAGATTTCCGCTTCGTGGAAAGACATGGATGTTCACGTGAAGAAAACTCTTGAAAGAGCAGGAATCAACGAGGTTGATCTTGAAGCTCTAAGAGCTACGTCTGTCGAAGTGAAAGACGGACATAATATCATCAGCCCTACAGCAATTTCGAATATCACTGACGACCAAGCGAAGGCAGCGATCGCGGCACGTAAAGCGATTGACCCTTCATTCTGGGCAACCAAGCCTGACGAGTACCGCGCTCACCTTGCACGTAGAATGGATGTGATGTTTGATGAATTTGGAAACTTTGCAGCTCCGAACCCCGGTCTTCGCGAGAGGGCCTTCCTGCATGGAGCGACCAATAAGGGCACGTACGGGGGAGAATTTCTCCGTACCATTGCCATGCTAAAAGCGTTCACGGTGAAACAGGCTTCTATCATGCAGAAGATTTACATGAACTCTGACACCAAAGCTGGCAAGGTCCAGCATCTTTCCGCTCAAACCCTTGGGCTGATGGGCATGGGGTATGTGGCCCTATCGCTTAAAGCGGTAGCTATGGGCGAGACACCTCCGGATCCTTCGAATCCTCAGACGATGAAGCGTATCGCTCTCCAGTCAGGGGCCTTTGGATATATTGGCGACACTCTCCTCCACGAAGGCGGAAGAGGCGCAGGACCTACAGTGGCCTTTATTGGTGGTCCCGTGGCATCGAAGGTCGATCAGTTCACGGCAACAGCTAAAAAGCTCATTACGGGCGAGGGAAGCCTCAAATCGCTGGGAGAACTGGCTGACTTCGTACCAGGGAATAACCTTCATGCTCTAAAAATGGGGATGGCTTATACCGTTCTCGACGACTTCAAGGAAGCGTCCTCTCCCGGTCATAAAGAGCGTATGCGCAAGAGAAGACGTGAGGCAGAGGGCCTGATGTGGCAGCCTAAAAAAATCTCTGATATTTAGTACCAATATCGTACCAAGTATCACACAATAATCTAAACGAACCTAAGAAGCCCTTAAGGTGTGGAGGTTATTGTGTCAGGAATTGAAGCGCGTCCAACGTCAGGTAAACTAGAAAACACAGGCAAAGATCTCCGTGAAAGACACTTCCTTACAGGCCAGCCTGTCGGGTCAGGTCGTAGAGCTCTTGACACTGTTCATCTTGGTTACTACATCGTATCGGATTCTGTTTCGATTGAAGCCACTTCTGACGATAACCTCGTAAAAATTACCGCTCACGGTGCGAAGAAGGGAGACCTTTGTCGTATCATTTCCTCCACGAATAACATTCAGGAATTCGAAATCGCTATCGATGAGATCGTGGATGCTAATTCGTTCCGCCTTGGGGCTGTATTATCTGCTTCTCTTGAGGCCGGTGATACAGTCACCATCTTACGTGCTATCTCGCCTAAGTTCAGCGATACAGGGGCCCAGTATGTTCTTGGCGACCCAGCCCCCATAGCTTTCAGAAAAGATGGTGCTCTTCAGGAAGTAGTACTCGATACAGCAACCCCTTCGAACAATGAGCCACTCCCTGTTAAGCTCATGGGAATCAACGGGACCATTAACCTCACGGCGAATGATCTCGATATTTCTTCTGATCATGCGGAAGACTCTATCGCAATTGGTGACGGGACAACGATTGCGGCCGTAAAACCAATCACGCAAGAACTCAAAGTCAACGATGCTGATACAAACGCGAAGCTCGTTGATACCAATGACTACCTCAATACGATCGCAGGGAACACAACTGACGCGTCCTCATTCCTGTCAGGAATCCAGAACATCGTCTCTCTGGAAGCTACACAGCTTCTCATTCACGATCTGATCAATGATCTGAAAACTCTTCAGACTACCCAGAACACTCATACTGATGGTATTGAAGGGAAACTTGATTCTCTGATAGCGAAAGATTATGCGACTCAGACGACTCTCGCTGCTCTCAAGACAGTTATTGATCTTCATGCGAAGCTCTCAGATACTCAGCCAGTCAGTGCTGCTTCTCTCCCGCTTCCTACTGGAGCTGCTACTTCCGCCAAACAAGATACAGTCATCACCTCACTTGGAAATATCGACACTGATCTCGGGGCCCCTGCTGATACAGCAGTAACTTCTCCCGCAGCATCTGGCTCAGTGATTGCGCTCCTTAAGGGGCTTCTCACTCTCATTGCTTCAACGAATACGAAGCTCGACACGCTGGATACGAACTCGTCTCCAGACCTAAATTCTACTGCCAACATGACCTCTACGGGGTCAACAACCGTAACACCCCCAGCTTCCGCTCGCGGGATGATTATTCAAAACTCAACTGAATCAGCGACAGCTATCCGTATAGCGGGTTCAGCACAGACACCATCGGCTTCCGTAGGATTTTTCCTCGGGCCAGGACAGTCAACGTCATACATGCCAGCGGGTCCGTTTAAGTATTTCGCGGTTGATGGTGTTGCCCCAGATGCGTGTGTTCTCTGGTTTGTATAAGGAGCTTTATGTTTAGGTTTGCAGTTCTTATTACGATTCTAACAGCAGCGGTCACGCTTTTTGTAGACTTCGCTTTCGCGCAAGGGGACGCTCCTCCATTTATTAAGGGCCAGCAAGCTACTGCGAAGTCAGTAGCATCTGTTATTCAAGTCCCGGCCAAACAGGCCACTAAGATTTCAAGCTCTCAAACGCACCTTGATCTCAATAACACAAACCTTCTCGAGAACTCAGGGTTTGAGCATGTAACTGTCAATACTGGCTGGACAGGTGCCGTTACTGGTACAGCAGTCATCAGTTACACGCAAGACTCTTCCTGCATGCAAGGGTCTGGTAAATGTATCCGGATCACTTGTAACGGAGGAGCATCCGGCGGAACGTGCTCTTTCAAACAATCTCCCACGACGACAGCAGGGCTCAATACGCTCATTGGCGCTTACTACAAGTCAGAAGCTAAGGGCGTATCATCTGGCCCTACTACAGTCCTTTATACGCTCGTAGGCGGCACTCGTACATCATCACTAGATGTCTCGAATAGTGGCACGACAGAAAACTGGGCACCTTGGTTCGTGAATGAAGTTTCTGGCACAAGTGCCGGGCTCGAAGCACTGATAACCGTAGGTGCATCTAACGAAATTGATTTATCACTGGATTGGGCGAAGGTGAGTCCGGGTGAAATTCCGAATGCTTCAATCATAACTCCGTGGACAGCGGGAGCTTGTACTAGTTCACACACGACAAACACAATTACAACTTGTAAGTATCGCCAGATCGGGGATTCAATTCAGATTGCTTTTAAGAATACTTATACAGGAGTCCCGAACGCTGCGAACTTAACTTTTACACTTCCAAATTCGTGGGTAATGGATACGAGCAAAATGCTGTCTGCTACCACCCAGACCAAGCTTGGAGAGGCTTTCATTAGCGATACGGGAGTTAACACTTACCCACAAGTAGCTTACTATAGCACATCATCCTCAATCCTAATTGTTCAGAGCACGACCGCATCTGGAACAAACCCCGTGAACCTTACCAATGGTAATGCTGTAACTGCTACCTCTCCCGTCAATCTAAACAGCACTGACTTTGTTGAAACAAATATTTTCGTCCCCATCGCCAACCTTGCTGGCTCAACTCAAGTCTTCGCGTCTCAGTGTGGGGCGGGGTGTGAGAATCACTTTACCGCGCTGATCACTGACGGAGCAGTCACCACGACTGTCTCGGGCGAAAACGTGGACTGGATTAATGGGAACTGTACTAATGCTTCCACAGGTAACTATGTTTGCACATTCAATTCTAATCTCTTTACAGTACCCCCTGTTTGCGTAGCAACCACAACAGCGACAGGAGCAATCATTGGAGGTTTAGCAACCTCGACTAACTACTCTCTCGGAAGTATCTCTAGGGCGGACACGTTAGGGTTGTTGGATACAAGCTTCTATCTGACTTGTGACAAGCAAGGCGCCGACTACATTTCATCTCGCACCATCGTGGGGTCGTTTAAAGACATGGTTACAACTCCAAACTCAGGCAAGCCCGTCATTTACTCGGGAGCCGTTGATGCCACAGGTGTGGTTTCGGGAGAACTTGGAGATTTAATAAATGGAAACTGTTCAATCTCTGGGACATCAATTTATACCTGCACATTAAACGCGAACAAGGTTTCCGCTAAGCCTGTCTGTCAAATAGCCATAGACAATGCCGCCGTAAACAATCTTGTAGGTTTTTACGACTACACCAACGCAACGACATCATCAATTAAGTTCATAACCCAAAGTTCTGCAACCGGTTCGGCAGCGGCAAGGGCCTTTACCTTCCTCTGCCATGGAGTGCTCCCATGATGACTAAAATCCTAACCTCGTTCATCACTGTAACTTTCGCCATTATTGGTGGACTGTGGACCGCGTACACTATCCTCAACACAACCATGGATTCCAAGGTAGCGAACGCTAAGGTGGATATCCAGAAGGAAATGGACCTGAGAAAAGCCGCGCGCGATGCCGAGATTACCCTCATCGTAGGAGCGATCAACACTCGCTTCGACGATCACCGCACTCACTTCGATAAACGCCTCGACACAATCGAAAAGCTGGTTAAATGAGAATCCCGTCATACGTATGGTTCAAGGAAGGAAAAGAGAAAGAACTCCTGGAAGAATTCCAACAATGCCTTCCTCGTACTCAGATGCTCATGGAAGACATGGGCCGCTACTTCGTCAATCACGGACACCAGATGATCGTCACCGATATCATGTCGGATGAGATGGAAGATGAAGCCCTTGGAAGAGTGTCAAAATCCCACCGCGAGGGCAGGGCCTTCGACTTTCGCACGAGAGGCCTCTCAAAGGATTTCCTTGACGGTGTTGAGAAAAGATTCGAGCATATTTATAAACATTGGGCAGCGATAAGTGCAAAGTCATTACAACCGGAACTGATCGTCTACCATAACAACGGAAACGGGCAACACGGCCACGTCCAAATAAGGAGCTACAAGTGAGCGAACAACCAGTAGAAAACAAAAGTATCAAAGAGTCCCTCGAGCTTCTGAAGTCTCTCGAGATTCTCGCGGTAGCGGGTGTCGGAATTGCTAAAGATGGCGTTGGTCCGGAGGATCTTGAAGAGGGCCTCAAGCTCCTTTCTCAGTCAGGTGAAATCGCTAAAGGTTTCGTTGGTCTCGGTGAGGTTGACGATGAACTTAAGGACCTTGACGATGCTGAACTGATTCAACTCGGGTCTGCTCTGTGGGGTTCTTACAAGAACATCCGCGCAGCCGCTAAAGCGTAATTTATGGGTGAACTCCTCCTTGGTGTACTTAAGGAACTCCTGCACGCAGGAAACCTCACCTTGGAGGAGAAGCACCTATATGAAGACAACGTCCTCAAGCTCGAGAAGGAATGGTATGAAGAGTATGACAAACTGGAAACAGAACTTGGTTCTGATAATGCTCTTGATGATGTCGAACGTAAGTTGCGCCTCACAACCAAGGCCCTCGTGGAAACCCTTAGAAGTAAGCACTCTTAGAATCGATAAGGGATGCTACTGCCAGTTCAAAAGATGTATGCGGTGGAGACCGAACATCTGGTCCAAATGGGAACAAATCTGCCAATATATTCCGTTCTCAGATAAGGTTCAAATCAAAGAGCTCGCTGATAAGGACATGATTCTACGTGCGAGAGTGAAGCCTTGAAGATCAAAACCAAGGCACAGCTTGAGTGGGAAAGAATCAAGAAGGAGCGAGGCCTCGATAAGATACCTCCCCCAAAGAAAAAGCCTTTACGTCCTAAGAAATAAGCCCGAAAATTTAACGGTACGAACTTAATACCAGGGATGGTTTTAGAGTGTTGAAGATAGATGCCCGTGGCAAACGGGTTCTCATTATCTCCGATCTCCATATCCCTTACTCAGTTCGGGGCTACCTCCGATTCCTAAAAAATCTCAAGCGCACATTCAAGCCAGACATCGTGATCAACATTGGCGACGAGGTTGATTACCACGACATGTCCATGCACGATTCTGATAAAGATCTCGACTCCGCTGGGAAAGAGCTGGATAAGTCCGTCCTAGAGATACAAAACGGCCTCCATAAGCTGTTTCCCAAGATGTACCTACTAGAGAGTAACCACGGGAGCATGACGCTCAGAAGGGCCAAAAAACATGGAATTCCAATACGTGTACTCCGACCGCTGCCCGAATTGTACGGGACCCCTAAATGGACGTGGCATGATGAAATCCTCCTTCAAACGGAACAAGGGCCTGTGTATCTTTGTCACGGTAAATCTGGAACCTACGGAACACTTGTTAAAGAAATGGGAGTTTCGTGCGTTCAGGGACACTTTCATGGAAAGTTCGAGATTACCCATCATGCAAGCGTATTCGGTTCACGCTATAATATGTTCGTCGGGTGCCTCATAGATCAGAAGTCTCTCGCTATGGCGTATGGAAAGAACCATGTGAAGAAGCCCATCCTTGGATGCGGTGGGATTGAAGCTGGCGGAAATCCAGTACTATTTTCGTACCGGGATTTTAAAAGGACCAGAAGATGAAGCGAGTGAAGTCTTTCGAGTGTCTGAATCACACCGTAAATGTCGAATATCTTGAGGATGTTTGGTTCGATGGTGCCAAGGTCTTCGGGTCCTGTGACCCATACAGGGGCAAGATACAGGTAGCAACCAGGGAACCAGGATCCCAAGAAGAGCTCTCCGAAGAAGTAATCCAGCATAGCTATGAACATGAGAAGGCCCATTACCTCATGTTCTTCGTGGACGATAATTTCTACAAGAATGAAAAGAAGATTGATCTTCTGGGTGCGCTCTCAGCTCAGTATGAGAAAACGAGAAAATATGAAGACGTACCGTGAGCTATTTTGGTGGATGATCTTGAGTCACCTTATTGTGATCTGCCTTGGGATTTTGCTCTCGTGTGCAACTCCTCCCAAACTTCCTCAAAATTCTCTGGGTAAACAAACGTACCGAATCCACCGGCCAGTTCGGCCTTCGCGAGATTATATTTCTGGAGCTCAACTCCATCACGCCAACGATTAGCCTCGTACTCATCACGCTTCAGTTCCCAGAAGAAAGCGACACCTTTGTAGACTCCTACAATGTCCGCTATTCCTCTGAGAGCTAGAGCTTCTTTAACGAAGTAGTAACAGTCATCACCAAGACGGTCGAGCTTCGCTCTGACCTTAATCTTGAACTGCGCTTCCGTGGGTCTCGTTGAACTGTCTGACTGCTTCATCCTGAATCGCCTCAAAGTTTGGCATATCGATGTTATTGAGCTTCAGTGTCTCAATAAGAACTACGTTTGCTTTCAGTAGGACTGCGTTCTGTTCCGCTGTCCCTACGAGCTGATCATCCACCATCTTGAGGGTTTTAAGGGCCCTCATCATCATTGGCAGGATGACAGCTTTGAATGTCATCTTGGCCTGCATGGGGTTACGCTCAAGATCTTTCATGAAATCGATCGCGATGTTATTGAGAGCAATCGCTTCTTTCTCACTCGGGTCCTCGAGTCTTACCAGTCTTTTGTCAAATGCGAGTTTACTTGTGTCCATTACTTAATCCTTTTCTGTACTGTGAAGACACCATCAATAATGTCTGCTTTGACTGTTATCTTTTTAGCCCCTCCAAAAAGGAGCTTCATTGATTTGTTGGTGGAAGGTGAAGCAATCTTGGCGACCACTTTCCCAGCTCCGTTAAGGGCCTCTACTAAATCAGTGAGAGGGTTCCATACCATTGTGTAAGTTCTTTCGTTCATTAGTATGCTGTCCCGCCAATGTGTAGGGCTTCCCGAGAAGAGCCCTCACTGATAACCTCTTGGAGGATTTGCCAGATACTCTTTGAGGGGTGCTCTTCATCCTCCCCTTCGTACTCCAGATCGGTGAGTTCGATACCTTTCATCTCTTGTTCCGTGAGCTCTTTAATCTCACAAAGAGCTGGGTCTGTGACTTCGGACCCATGAAATCCTATCATATATTTAACAGCTGCTTCTTTATCTGTGGCTGCCACCCAATCTGTTTCATCAGCCTCAAATGCAAAAACTTTCATATAAAACTCCTTAATGGGTTTCCGCCCAATTTGCGCCGACTTTGTACTGACCATCAAGCCTTACTTTCAGGTTCAATTCTTCGCCAGCATCTATGATTGATTGTACTTTTATCTTGCCGTGTTCCTCGGCATCGCTCTCTTTGGTGATTGATTGAAACTCATCATGCACGTGAAGTGCTGGGTATGTCTCTATACCTTTTTCCATAGCTCTTTTATACGAGAGTACTGTTGCTCTTTTGACAACAATGCTTCCAGCAGACTGCAGGAGAGTATTGAGAGCTGAATATTTCTGTCTAACCAGAAGGCTTCCTCCATCAATTCCTGCGACTGTATCTGCGTTGACGAGATGTTCCCTGAGTTTATTTTGGAGCTGGCGATAAGCTGGGATACGTTCACCGAAAAGGTACCGAGCTTTCTTCCCAGCAGCCTTTTTCTCCTCAGAACTTCCTGAAGGGACGAAGATAGCTCCGAGAGTCTCGTCTCCAGCTCCATAGATAAATGCGTAGATGAACGTCTTTGCTTTATCACGAGTATCAAGTTCAACAACATACTGATGACGAGTATGGATATCACCATCTACAACCTCCCTTCCATAAGCTCCTCCATCAAACCTTGCGAGATAATGCGAAAGCATACGGAGCTCGAGTCCTGAAGCGTCAGCACCAACCATTCTGTATCCTGTTGGCGCGTAAAAAAGAGATCGGACCTCTTTACCCATGAACGCCCGGACGGAAGGTATGTTCGCGAGGTTAGGAGACGAATGGGTACACCTCCTCGTAACTGCGCCGACTGTGATGACTCTACCATGTAAGCGGCCATTTCTGACGTGATTGAACCAAGACTCTTTCCCGGTGGAAAGCATACTAAGAAGTTTTTGCACTTCGAAGAATCCAACAAAGAGTTCAGCTTCAGGGTAAGCCATAGACCCCAGTACGTCTGCATCCAGTTTCGGATTTCCTTTGTCCGTGAAGACTGTGGGCTTCCAGTTATATCTCTCGCAAAAGAAACGTATGATTTGTTGCCGGGAGCCGGGGTTAAACTGCTCATATTTTACCTTGGTTTTCATCTCGACTTTCCATGGTGGAATGTCTTTCTGAATTTTATCTTTTACTCGTTTCATTTCTAGCATCAGTGGGGTGTTGAGGCGATGTGCTGCCTCAACGTCGAAAGGTACACCAGTCATCTCTTGGATGTGGATGTACTCTTGGAAATCGTGTTCAATTGAAAGGCACTTCTCAGCGATGGGTTTCTTCTGGAGGGACTTCCAGAGCTTCATAGTAACTTCTACGTCTTGTTCACAGTACGTTTGCATAGTCGGGGACCATAAGTCCCAAGGCCCTTTGAAATCGTCCTTGCGCTCACCAAGACGATAACCGAAGGCCTCGAGACTGTAGTCTCCAACAAGGTTAGAGGGGATGAAGTACTTATCCGCTTTGTCGATCACAAAGATCTCTGGCCAGCGAATCCGCGCCATCAGAAGAGTATCTCTAGGAACTCCCTTACCACAGTAGTTGTAAAGTCTCTTCAGTACAGGCAGATCGTAGCAGAGAATATTGTGACCGATAACATAGTCAGCATCTTCAAGCATCCTCACGCCAAGCTCTATCGGAGAAAAACCTGGTTGATTCGCGAAAGAGAAAACCTTGCTTGTGTCAACGTCTTTGAGCACCAGAGAATGGACCTTCGTGACGGAATCAAGGAGGCCATCGGCCTCTAGGTCAAAGACGTATGATGACATTAGAGTTTCCCTACCATCAGCTCAAAGAGTTCCCTCGGGAGATACCCGAGGGACTTAGCTTTGGCGTTGAATTTTCTTTTCGTTTCCGCTGATACGTTCCTGAGATAGACGATTACCAGTCTATCCTTGGGAGCGATCTTGGCGACTTTCTTCTTCACCGTCTTCATCTTAGAAATCCTTATTGTCGTCAGCGACAACGACTGTACGCTTGTCATCACGGAGAGTTTTGAACCAGTTAAGAGCGTCCATGACTTTCTCGTAAGGTGTTCTTGGTCCTACCTTGGCCTTAACAACGAAGTATGAATCACCTTCGTCATTCTTCTCGAGCTCTGATGTGAGTTCAAACTGGAAAGCTGCTGGTGGGAGCTGCTTCATAGCGTTCTTCACATACATCTCCGTAGAGATGTTTCCGCCTGTCTTCTTAGAAGCTCCTTTGAGCTTGAGAGAGAAAGGAAGAACGTGACCATCAACGAGAACGTAGAAGCGGTATGTGTACTTGTTCCGGAACTTATCAGCCCCCACTTCAAACTCATACGGAGCGTTCTCATTCTCTGGGGTCATCTTCTCAGTGTGGTCCCATTCCCACTTCTTGCCGTTATACTTTTCAACGGTCCAGGTTTTTTCCATGTGGAAAGGTACTACTACCAGCTTGCTACCGAGAGACTCTTCCGATACTGAATCGAAGAACTCTCCTCCCTTACCCTTGTTCACCTTCACGAACTCAGAGTTCGACTGAAGAAGCAGGAGAGAAGGGATAACGATATCTTTAGAAGACAGTTCGTTTCCACCCCATGCTGCAAGGTCTTGGTCTGAGTACACAGCAAGCTCTGTACTCGTTTGTCCTGCGACTGTCATCGACAGTTCGGCTTCTGATTTCTTTGACATTTACTTCTCCTTTCTGAAGCGAAGTTCCGGAGTTTCCTTCTTTTCGCCACAGCCAGGCAGGACGAATTCAGGATTTAGTTCCAGTTCTTGATTGACGTAACTATTAAGGGTCATATGGTTTACGGTTGCATAGTGATTAAAGAGCTCAGGCCCTAGAGACTGGAAGTACTCGAGCATCAGCTTCTTGTCTGCTGGGTTCTTCGGAACTCCCACCTGGGTCTTGATTGCCATAGATACTGTTCCAATACCGTCAACGTGATACTTCGTTTTCCCGGTGCTCTGGAGAAGAGAGAGAACATAACTTCTCTGAGTCTCGTAAGCGGCACTAGCATCATTGGAGATTTTCTTTTTTTCTTCATAATCCTTATCCAATGTGATGAGCTTTTCTACCGCCTCATCAAGTTGTTCGGTTGTAACGGTTGTGGGTGTTTCCCATCCTGCGAGTTCGTTTTCCATGTTTGAATTTCCTTCTTGAGCTTTCATTATGGCAAGCTCTCTATCTGTAGGTCAATATCTTTTCAGCGATGTTTTCTTTGTTCTTTAGGGCCTCGATCGCTTGAACTTCAATAGTGTCATTCATTGTTAGATTTATCTTGGTGATGTTCTCGTGAACCTGACTTCCACCTCGATAGTTCCTTCCGTCAGACTGTATTTCTTCTTCAAGGCTGAAATTTCTGGAGAACACAACAGAGAGAGAAGAGGCTGTGAGATTAACGCCAATACCTCCGGCTTTCCTGTTAGCGATAATCGCTCGAACGTCTCCGTCATTTTGAAAATAATCAATGGACTCTTGCTTTTCTTTGGCATCTTGTTCTCCTGTGAGAAAGACATGTTTGATTTTCAGTTTATCCAGTCTGGCACCGATAGCACGATAATTTGCTTTGTACGAACACCAGATAATGACCTTCTTGTCTTCGTTATCCTCAAGGATTTTCTCAAGGGCATCCAGTTTGGGATTGTCTTCGAAAATGTGTTCTTCTCCGACTTCCGGTGTTGCAAAGCCGCTCGCAATCTGCATAAGCCGTAGGGCCTTGGTGAGTGCAAGCTGGGCAACAACCGCAGCGGGTTTATCGCTCCCGGTGTCAACGAAGGCAATGAAATCCCTTCGCATTTGCTCGTAGGCTTTCTTTTGTTTTGGTCCCATCTCGAGAAGAATCGTCTTCTCGATGTAAGGAGGAAGGTCCATACATTCACTTTTCACCACCCTGATTGAGTTTCCTTTAATACCTGTAGTCAGTTCACCAAAGAGGTCTTCACGTGGCTCCCACTTAGGGAAGTAGTTGGGCTTACCCGCCCATCGAGAGTTTGCATCAGCGAAGTACCGATTCCTGAAATTGAAAAAGTTGTTCCCAAAGGATTTTCCCTGGTCAATGAATCGCCATTGCATGAATAGGTCCATGGGGGTGTTGAGAATAGCGGATCCCGTGAGACCCAGACGGTAGCGAGCCCCCTGACCAATATCCACGATGGCCTTCGCACGCTTGGATTTGTACGACTTAATCCTGTGTAGCTCGTCCGAGATAATAAGATCAGGTTTCCATTTTGTAACAGCTTTAACGAATTCGGGGTTATCGAATGACTCATAATTGGTGATAGCGACACCTTCGGCCGCCAGTCTTGCGAGTTCATTCATCACCTCTTTACGTTTCTTTGCTTCTGATAGTGGGTAGCAGATGATCTGCTCTTCTGCTGGCGAATACTTCTTTATCTCGTTCTTCCAATTTGGGATGACTACAGAAGGGCCTATCACAAGAACGCGCTTTACGCCCTTGTAGTTGATCAGGTAACGCATGATCGTAATAGCCTCTGCTGTTTTACCCACTCCTACGTCAGCAAGGAGCGCATAACCAGTGAGGTCCTTATCTACGAACTCGCGGAACGCGTCTATCTGCCATTGGTAAGGAGTGAAATTTAGACTTACTTCTGTTATTTTCGTCATGCTCGATAACCTCTTTTATCGTGCCCCGATCATTTTCAGGGCCGCTTTTGCCGTTAGTGACTCTTTGCTTTCCTTGATGCCTTTTTGCATCCTCATCTCAACCGGAAGATCAAAGTATCGGTCACAGATTGAGTCGAGTGCTTTAATTGCAACCTTCAGCTTCTCATCCATTTCCGGGATGGTCTGCTTCTCGTAGTCGTATACTTTATCCTTGGCCCACTCGATCTTTGATTCGAGGTCTTGAATGTAGTGATGGTCGCAGAATAGCTTGTGCTTTCTCGCCCCTTGGTCACACATTTCAACACAACATTTCGGTATCGCTTCTGTCATCATAATTCTTCCCCCGTTCCCGAGTTTGCGAGACAATCACAACTACCGGCCGGTCTGTCATCGTGCCATTTACAGTGATGGATATTTTCGTCATCCTCTTTCGTTAGAAGCAAAGCCTTTCCGGCAACTTTATATGTGTCGCAATCGGTGTATTTAATGGTTTTGAGTGCATCACGGAGTATCTGATATTTCTCTTTTATCTGAGATAGTTCCTGATAGTATTCATCTCTGCGACTTTTCACGTTCTCTAGTGCTTCGTTGCAGGATTTTAATTCTCTTTGGGTCTCAACCTTTTCGTAGAATTCTGCCTGGCAATCGGCAACAGCCTCTTTGAGTTCAAGCTCAAGGTCGAATATCCTTGCATTGTGGTCGTAGCACATATCCATGTAGCCCTGAAGTTTCTCTCTGTGTTCCTGTGCTTGATCTCTGATGTGTTGGCAAGCTTCTTTAAATTTGTCGTGGTGATGCTTCACCAGTGCTTCAAGCTCCTCGCAATGCTTCTGAAGCTTCATGTGAACCTCGTAGTCAATCATCTTAATCCCGCCTCTGGTATGTAGCCGTGTTGTTTCATTCATGCCTGATATTGGTGATTATCATTTAGATTTTCTTCGCCATCGCCTCTGGTTTTCCAGTAACCTTTCATGCTTCTCTGGGTCTGCTCAAAGTGCCGTTGCCGCCTCTCTGTTTCTAACTCGCTTACACTCTGCACACTCAGTCTCTCTTCCGTTCGGGTATCTCTTGTGCTTATAAAAATCATCGAGGGGCTTCACTTCTTCACACACTCTACACGTCTGCACTGATAGGCCCCTTTATCGTGCTTCCGTTAAATCAATAATCGTAAGTTCTTTATTCTTGGCGTTCATCAAACAGTTTGCAGTTCCTTTTCCTCCGGGGAAAAATACCGCCACGACTTCCGCAACACCTTTGTCTTTATAGTTGGCAATCTTCGCGACCATTGATGCGTTTCTTCTTGGCCCTGCCGATCTGCCGTGAGCATCCCAGTCTGCATGGTGAGTTACATTTCTTGCCCCGACTTTTGCAGCATACTGTCTGGCAAACTTATCTGCACCTGTAGGGCATCCACCCTCATGAATCTCATCAATAGGCAGAAGTCCGTTCAACACTTTTTCTAATGAGGTAGAATCTTCAAAGTCTCTTCCGCCCGACACCATTACTATTTTCATGCTCTATAACCTCTTTTACCATCCCTTCTTGTTGCAGAAGGTATCGATGGCGGTTTTAAGTTTGTTGTCTGGTTCTTTCAGTTTTGCTTCAAGCTTTACCCGCAAATCACGTTGATACCATTCATCTTTCTCTACTTCCGCAAGCCTTGCCTCAAGCTCTTTGATTCTGAATAGTCTTTCTTCACCGATTTTCTCGGCTTCAAGTTGAAGCTTGCGAAACGTGTCGCGGTTAACCTCAAGCTCTTTGATCTCTTCGGCATATTTCACACACAGAGCGCGTGATGCCGTAAGCTCCGTTTGTAGCTCTTTGATGCGCTCATCTTGTTTTGAAACTGTTTCCCATGGAGCATACAGTTTCCCGTCAATCGACCTTGCAAATTCTTTGTATTCACCAATTCCGACTGTAGCTATATCCTTCATATTCCCTCTCCCTTAACCTTATTTTAAACAATCTCAAAGTAAGCTTTTCCGCCACATTCCCGCCGCACGGGAACACTTTTTTATCGTGAAGTTATTTTGCTCACTATATATCCGGCCCTGAACGCAACACCGAAAACAATTGTTGTCCACAGCATGAACTCCCAATATTTTATTAAAGCTCTGTCATTTAATTTCATATCCTCTCCTCGCACCATATTGGTGATTATCGTTTAGTCTCGCTTCTTTCTCTCTTCAATTTGCTTATACACTTCGTCGACTGCTTCCTTGTCCTCGTTTCGGGCAACATATTTTCGGAGCTTTTCAGTAAGCTCCCTCAATTCTCTTTCTTTAACCTCTTCGAGACACCAAGAGCATCGGTGTCCCCATCTACACATACATTGCATGATAGGCCCTTTTATCGTTCAGTAGTTAGACTTGCGACACTTCATGCACTTCTTCCCGTACCTGTTAAACTCCCACAAGTGCTCACACCTGCTCTGATCCGGAAAGAGTGAAGGAATCAAATAGAAAAGCGCCACGATACATACAATTAAAAGCCCGATCCCTATGTGCACTATAAACCTTCTTATCGTGATTTCTGTTCTTTCACGTATTGTTCAAATTCTTTCCAAGACATTTTCCTTCTCTCTCCGTCTGAATCTCTGCGCGTTGGAGAATACTTATACCTTTCAGTAACTCCGTTTTCATCCATAAGCTTAAAGCTTAGAATGTAAGAGTCCCCGAATTCTTTAATCTCGTCCTGAAGCTGCTTTATTAAGTCTGAAGTTTTCATGCCTGATAATCCTCTTTATGTTGCTTTTACTTTCTTCCACGTTCTTCATTGCAGATTTCAACCGCGAAGCGCAGGGCCATTGCCGCAACCTGGATTGCTTCTTTCTTCATGGCCACAAGGTCGCGCCTCTTTTGATTCGTCCAGACGTGCGCCTTTAGCTCATCGAACTCCTCGTAAAGAACTCCGAAACCTTCATGTGCAGAATTGAAGCAAGGCCAGTTTTCCATGGCGTCACGGCACTCACGATCAATCTTAAAGAGGGTGTCCTGAATGTCCTCATGCCTCTTAACTGTCTTGTGGTTTTCTGATGCTAAAAAATTTCTATCTGCAATTAACTCGTCCATATTTCTCCTTCACGGTAAGTTTATTTATGATGCCGAATCTATGGATTCAGACACTAGACGCGCTAGTGACAATCCACCGGGCAAATCATCTTCATTGTGGGTGTAGCAAAGTAACTTTAGAAAATATTCTGCCCCTGCGTTTGCGATAAGGTGATCAGTCTCAAAGTCATTAACATTCCCAGTGCTCTTAGCACTTGCTACGTCTTTAAATGCCATGGCAATGTTCGCTTTCCATGACTCACGATAGCTGGGGTCATTGTTTAGCTCGTTGATTAATACCGCTACTGCTTCCTGAATTTCCATCTTATTTCTCCTGCTTGATAATGTTCACTTATCGATCACTGTAGATCGTTCCCTTCTTCAAGGTCGTTTATCTCTTTTAGTACGTGCATATAACCGTGGTGTGAAAGACACATCTCGTAGCTCCCATCAGTACATGTTTCATACGCTTTACAATCTTTTTTTATCTTCTCAAGTTCTTGCTTAAGAAGCAAAATTTTCTGTTCCGTTGACATACTCATCGTCCATCTCCTCTATCTTTTTCATAAATGACTGCTATTGAGCAAGCTCAGTCTACCTTAACGAAAGCTGGTTTTGCTAGAGAAAAGTTGTAAGTGTTTTGCGGGATTCCTCGCTGGTGAATTTGTCCACAAAAAATAAGGTAACATATTATTACTATCCCCATTGTTCCGCCATTGCGTCCGCAATACCTTGGTAGGTAGTTGATCTTATTTTCCATCTATCTGCCGATGGTGGGAGTTTATGGATCCTAGCCACTCTACCATCCACAATGTTCGTGGGCACCAGGGCGGGTAGATTTTTCAGCCATAGGCATGTCGCCTTGGTTTCTCCGTGCCCGTATTCCCAAGGTTGGATAACCTGAGTCTGTGGTCCTATAAACATCTTGGCGTGTTTATGCATGATAGGGTTTTCAATCGCAATCTTCGGTATGTTCGCCGTCTTGAGCTTCATGAAGAACTCAATGCCTTCTTCCATATCTTTCCAGCGAGGCTCGTATCTCTCTTGCCCTCTATAAAGCCATCTCACACCAGAATTACAGAGGAACGTACAGGGTGGGTGAGCGATCATGAGGTCCCAGCCATCATTGATGATGTCGAAGACATTTCCCTGATAGTGAGGACCGGGTTTATCTGTAGGCAGGAGATCACAAGACATCGCCTCATGCCCACGTTTGATAAAAGCGTCACGTACAGTCCCGCTGTACTCACAGGCAATTAAGACTTTCATTTCATCCTCGCAAAGACACCGAGTTTAGAGTTCTCGAGAGCACTTACGCCCTTTTTACCAATGGCGAAGAGGACAATCCCGTTGAAGGGGCATCCTCCGCGCTTACCGTTCTCATCAATGAAACGTGTCTTTCCTTTGGGAAAGAGAATCGCATCCATCTGAGGCATGTACTTCTGAAAGCCCTCCGTGAGGGCCGTACAGAGCCCGATACCATTACCGTGAGCTATGAACTTCTCAAGCCACGGAAACTGCCCGTTACGCCCACCAAAAGGAGGGTTCATCCAGACGAATCCGAACCATTCGCGCTTTAGGCCATCGTCGCGTTTGGTGTATCCGTAATGACAAGGAACATGAGTCTTTCCAGCTCCCGGTGTAGCTACATCAAGATCAAACTCTGTATTTAGAGCAGCGAAGATTTCCGGTGGTGTGTACCACTCATCAGTTTTGCCTGGTCCCATGACTGTCATAGGAGCCTCATCTGTATTCCGAATGAGCAGTACTTGTGTATACGCTTAAATTCTTTGTTAACTACAGAGAGTGTTTTGAGTGCGACTTCAGTTCCCTGAGCAGCGACCAAACTCTTCTTCCCCTTACAGTACCAGCACTCGAAGTAGACGTGTTCCGGGCTGATATATTTATGGACGTGTTGTACTTTCGCATCAATTACTCGTTGATAGATCACGTTTCTTTCCTTTTGGTTTGAAGACGATTCTTCCACATACTTCTCTGATGAAGTCATTGTTCACTCTCTTTCTTTCTAGTACTTCAGTCATGTAGCACTCTCGTATAACTCCCATGACATCTCTCTTCATGGCGATGTCAGTGACGACTTCACCTCTATAGGAGAGTTCCCAGACTTTTCTCTGGAGATCGCCCTTGTTGGTCCGAGAGAGACCTGTCATATATTTTGGCTTCACCATAAATCTTCTGGTGAAATCCGCTGGGACCTTAATCGTTTGGATAGAGTTCATTGAGTCTCCGTTTTGCGTATGAACCCATGACTTGTCCGAATACAACCGGGACTGATCGCGGGTCTCCTTGACCATCGTGATCGTATCCAAGGAGGTGAGTGCTCTCGTGGCCCAGATGTCCGACTCTTTGCCAGAGTGTGAGGGCATCGAGTTTTCTCACGTTCTCGTGAATCTTATTTCCTTCCGCGTGGCCGAGGACAGAGCTGGTGAAGAGTGTTGTCTTATAAGGAACGACTTCAATTACGATTGTAATTTGGGTGAACATGAATTTCAGATGGGCGTAGATATCAGACTCATGAATCACGAGATCATCTACTACTGTGATCGTGTCACTCATGATGGCGCGACGAAATTCAAGCCAAAATGCTTCCTCGAGGAGGAATTTGTTTAGAAGATCAGCGGCCTGATGAACCTGTGTGTTGGCCAGGTCCTTGCGCACGATAAGAGGCATCGGAAAAGTCCTTTGTTAAAAGATTGCTAATGAGCAATCATTAAACTCAGGTTAATTAAGGTTGGCTTGAGGATTTTTCTGACAATTACTGACTGGATTGAAAGGAAAATAAAAGGTCTCGGGAGAAAAGGACGAGTAAACCCCCGAGACCTTTGAGCTTTGATCATCCCTGCCGACGAAGAAAGCTCTTTAGTCAATCTTACGACATGATTGACGAACCTTTCAAGAACTTCTTAACCTTAAAGCTCAACTTTCTGCAAAGGACCGAAACCCCGTGATTCAAATTCTTGGATATAGAGAATACTTTAACAAGACCAAACAAATTTGGGACGTGAAGCACCAGTTATTCCCTGTGACAGCGGAGAGTGTTGCTGATCTGTTTCAGAACCTCGAGAAATACGTCAATCAGATTCCAGATGAGGAGCGTTTCAACGTCCACTACACGGTCGCTGATTGCTATGAAGCTGCGAGACTTTTCAAGGCACAGGATACAATTCCATTCGACTTAGATGACATCGACACTTCTCGCCTTGTTGACTACATAACAGTAGTTGAAGAGGTTACTGGTTGCTCGCATGAGAAAATGGGAATTACTTTTTCTGGGCATGGACTTCACTTCCTGATTAAGCAAGCTCACGTGATTTCTTCTGAGGAAGAACTTAAGTCCCTTCAACCCGCGTACAAAAATCTTTGCTCACGTCTTGATCTTCGTCTGAAGGATGCTGGTCTTCCGGGTAAAACAGATAAGGGTGTGTTCCGTCCTGCTGGTACTCTTCGTCTTCCGGGGACTCAGAATCGTCCCTTCTATAAGCGTGACGAGAATCACCCACATAAACTTTTCACCCCTGTTCAAGCATACGCGATCAACAAGAACCTGGAGATCCAAGAGCTCAACCTGGATCTTGGCGGGGTTTCCGAGAGAGAAAACGTCACATCTCAGGAGCTTAGACAGTTTCCGAGACCTGATACGGAATTCGTACTAGAAAATTGTGAGTTCCTGAAATGGAACTTCAAGTCTCCAAATGAAGTCACCGAACCTGAATGGTATGCAGCTCTCTCGATCGTAGGACACCTCGAGAATGGTCGCGATCTCGCCCATCAGATGTCAAAAGGACACAACTCATACGACTACACCACGACCGACAACAAGCTTACGCAAGCTATGGCGGCATCTGGTCCTCGTACATGTAGTAACGTCGATAATCTTTCTGATAAATGCCGTACCTGTAAGTTCAACGGTATGGTCACTTCACCTATACTACTTCGCGGTCCTAATTATATTGGGACTATGGATACAGGCTTCTGGCATGTCGGAGTCGATGCCAAAGGAAAGCTCAAACCATCGAGACCCGCCTACGAAGACCTAAGACGCTTTTTCGAAAAGACTCACAAGTACATCTCTCTTCCATCCGGAAGCATTTACATCTGGAAAGAAACTCATTGGTCTGAATTTGATACTCTCTTTATTCGTGCCTTCGCTCAGGATAACTTCAATCCGAAACCTACGACTGATCACGTGAATGAATTCGTGAATCTTGTTAAACGTACGAATGTGAGACCAGAAAATTTCTTCGATGATTCCACTATCGGACGTATCAATCTCGCCAATGGCGTACTGAAGCTCGACTCAATGGAGCTTGAACCTCACGACCCCAAGTATGGTTTCCGTTACAAACTCGATCACGGTTACGACCCGAAGGCGACTTGTCCTCGCTTTGATCTCTTCATGAATGAAATCACTCTCGGAAGAACCGCCCTTGTTGACGTTCTCATGGAATACGCAGCGTACTCCTTCTCGGGTATGCCTTACATATATCAAAAAGCACTTATGATGAGTGGAGAAGGAGCAAATGGAAAATCTACGTTTATTGCCGTCCTCAAGAAACTTGCTGGTACCGATTCGTATTCAAGTCTCATGCTCAATGAACTCGACCAAGAGTACAAGCGAGCTTATATGGTCGGGAAACTATTCAACGTGGCGGAAGAAACTCCAGTCAAGTCCTTGGGCGATAGTTCATGGTTTAAGGTATTGTCGGCGGGAGGCTCGTATATGGCGCGTGAGATTTACAAAAAGCCTGTAAATGTTGTGTCCAATAGAACGAAACTCATCATGGCATGTAACGAACTGCCCGACATGACAGACTTCAGTGAAGGTTTCATTCGTCGTCTTCTTATCGTCCCTTTCGATGCTAAATTCTCAGCCGATAAAGGCAATGTTGACCCTTACATCGAAGAGAAACTTATGGCAGAACTGCCTGGGATTTTCAATCGCGTAGTCGAAGCCTATCACAGACTTATCGCCCAAAAAGGTTTCACGAAATCAGCAATCGTTGATGCCACTATCACCGAGTACAAGGACGCTCAGAACACAGTCTTCAACTGGTTCAATGAAGCCGTGGAAAAGTACACCGGAGGACTTGTCCCCGCTGGCAATCTCTACAAGAGTTATGTCGAATGGTGCAAACCTATGGCCCTTAGACCCGTTACCACCACCAAATTTGGATACGAGATGGCAAGACTTACCGGCAAAAAGAGTTATGCCAAAAAAGTAGATGGGAAATCCCTTCGCGTCTACGATGACATACGCATGATTCTGAATGTGGGTGATTTCACCGCCTAATTTTGACTTATAAGCATTTTCCGGGGGAATACGATAAATCCCCCGGATTCCTTTCAAAACCGTTTTAAAACGAAATTTCGAATTTTTAACAGCTCGAGAAATTTATAAACCCCGCGCACCCTGTTGACCCATCGACCGCTCCCGGCACTTTTTACACGGTAAAAAATACCCAGGCTGTAAGTTCTACATGGTCGATCGTCCTAAACAGGGACTATATTTTTTGTGGAAAAGTGATGATACGAAATTGTTACCATGTTTTAATGTCCCATAAGTGCCAGTACTGATATCGTACAATCATTTTTATCCCTATAATATCATGCATTTACGCTCTATAGGCTCCGGCCAGGAGTCCCAGGTCCCCAGGCTCCAGGCCCGGGGATCCTATCTGAATTTCATTTTTTGGGATTTAAAAAGGCGGGAATCAAGAAAGACGGCGTTTCAGTTCTCTAATTTGGTCACGGATGTCTTTAAGAATGGGTTTCAATGTCCGTTTACTCACCCGATCATGCGCTGGTGACAATAAATCGGACATTCGGTCAATGTTCTCGGTTACCTCATCCAATAACCATGGAATCGAACCAGTATTGAGTCGGTTCCCCTCATCTGAGACAACCGCATGAAAGGTTGCCAGCTCTTTTTTCTGGTCTTCATTCATACAGTTTCCTTTTTCACGATACGTCCAATGGTAGCGCGGGAAACCTGAGGGTGAACCGAATGGATTTCATCAATGGTCATTTTCTGGTCCCTTAAATAGATAATGTCCTTAACCGTTTCAATGGATATCTCAGAAGGTCGACCACAATGGATACCCTTACTTTGTGCCAGCTCAATACCCGCCTTCGTTCTCATCCGGATTGTCTCACGTTCAAATTCAGCCAATGCGGCAAATATCGTAAAAATCATTTTACCCATTGGAGTAGTCGTGTCGATCGCTTCTTTAATGCTGATAAAGTCCACGTTCAATACTTTCAATTCATCTAGGATGGAAATCAAGTGAAGAGAAGAGCGTCCAATGCGATCAAATTTCCACGCGACAATCGCCTGAAACTCACCAGCGCGAACCAATTTCATCATTTCGTTAAATTCAGGACGCGAGACTTTCGCTCCACTCTCACCATGATCAACGAAAAAAACCGGGGCAGTGCCCGGCCATCGAAAATCACAGAATTTTTTGATGTCTTCTATTTGCATGTCAGTCTTTTGATCTCGAGTACTGACCCTAACATATGCCGCGATCTTCATACTTTCTCCTCATCCTCATCATAGAGTTTGCTGGTAAACGAGTCCAAACAGTCGTACTGGTTATAAACTGCGCAGCAATCGAGACATTCAAAAGTTATTGTATTGTAGCCAATTTGTTCTGTGCGATCGCTACCACATGAAGGACAAAAATCCATTTCCATTAATGCATCAACGTCAAACTCCTCGTCCTTATATTCATAATCGTCAAAAACTTCTTTCATGCTTTTTCCTGATTTCGGGTCCCATGTTAGTACTTTTCCTTTTCGTGGTTCTGACCATAGCGATGAAGAACGATAAGTGTTAATTGAATATGTCTGAGAATAGAAGCATCCTGCAATCTCGGTCCAATTACCCATAAGAGATACTTTCTCACCGGTAACGATCGCCAGGCGATCACCGCCTAACACTTTCTTCATTTCCTTTTCATCTGGATTTTTCAATGCCAGCCACTTAGAGAAAATAGCGGTGTCACTGTAACCGTGTGACGGTGACATAGGATTGAACATCACCCCATTATGGATGATCGCCTTATCGGTCACATGATAAAGAGCTTTCAATTCGTTATTCTTTTTAGAGACAGGAAAAGGATGAGTCATACCGGGCACAGTGTTCCCACTAGTCGTGTACCGTAGATGAAAGACCACATCTAAATAGCGTAACTCTTCACTAAATTTTCCGATAAAGTCAGTGTACTCTGAAAGGGACATGAAACCCTTATGAATTTCAACCGAACCATTCATCCTGACGGCCAGGCCCGCACCGTCCTTATTTCCCGTCCACGCTTGTTTGATTTCAGTAAACGGAATTTTCTCACCAGCGGGTTTATAAATAGCTAGACACATAATTAAATCTCCTCATTGTTATCGTCAGGGGTTAAATTTTTCGTTCTTATGAATGTTACCAAATTGTCGTAATGATCTTGATTCTTATAGACGAAACGTGAAAATTTTCGCCAGATTTTCTTAGAGAATGTTTCCTGTGCATGTATCAGTCTGATCGTTTCAGCCTCATTCTCCGGTACATTGAAACAGTCTTTTTCATATGTGAACACATACGCAGCATGCACCAGCTCCATTGATGCCATGAAAGTTTCATACTTTAATGTCCCCTTAAACATACGAAATTCAACCGTGTGATCATTCTGCCAATTTAAAGCGGAATACCGATCATATGAATGATATTTGAGAATATCACGGTCCACTTTCTTGAATTTCGCGTAATTATTTTCTGATCTTCGTGCTAGTTTCTCAAACTCTGGTTTACAAAAAGCGATCAACATACCTAACCGGACTTTATGTCCCTCACTCATGTTGTCACGGCAAACATGAAAGTGAAGACCACACGTTTTTGTGTCGTGGGAACGACAACCGGCATTGGATAAAGCTTTAAATAGCTCCTTGTATGTCTCTTTCTTATGTACCCCTAGTGTAGCGGGATGAGAGACAATCTCGAAACCATTCGTCAATGAGGCATCTGATTTACAGTATAACCATTCTTCATGAGGGGCAGTTAATTCAGCTATTTCGCCAGGTTTTTTGCCGGGACATTCTACTTCCAGCTCAAAACCAATATAAGGGTTTTTCATCAACTGTTTCCCACGAAACTTAGGCGCGGGCTTGAAACTATAAGATTTAATTCTTGAAGATGAGGAGCTGAAAGGAGATGGATAATCGTCATCCTCACCGCTATTACATGCATAACAGTAACCGTCTTCACTGTAGTGATCAGTGGACATGGTTTCTGAGCAACCCTCACAATGAAAGTAATCACCGTTATCGTAACATTCCGGGCAAATTGTCTTAACATGGTAGCCACGTTGATTATGGATTGATGTGCCCTCATCATTTTCGTAATACTCGCTACAATCTTCACAGCAAAAGCAGTTATCATCCGACCATCGCTGACTCACGGTAATATAGGCGAAATTGTTACGACGATTATTTACCCGTACCATAACAGTATTAGTCTCATCTTCGTGATAATATCCAGTCATTTTTTCGCACCAATAGTAATGATCGGACTGGCACTCATCACAGACATGTAGTGTGTTACCACGTTTCATCACCACGTTTTGTTCCGTTACCGCAAATTTTTCACCGCATTCTTCACATTCGAAAGTACCGTGATCAGTGTCGTCACTTGATTCCGTTTCAATTTCAATTTCTGTCTCTGTTTCGGTAGGCATTGGATGATCTCCAAATAAAAAGGGGACCGAGCGTGGTCCCCATGAGTTAGTGATTCTGATTTACTTTTTTAATTTCGCTATTCTCTTATTGTATGCCAGTGTTTCAAGCTGAATTAATTCATCCGTTGAGAATGATGATCTCTTCACCGTGCATACGCTCGCCAATGCCGCTAACTGCTTCTTAGAGAAAGTGACATCGCCTATTTTAGCTGATGATGAATCACTCTTTTTTGATTTCAATGTGATCTCACATGTTGAACCAAAAGAGTTAGATGCCAGGCCAATAAGAACGAGAACCAGAGTTAAATTTTTCATGAGACAGTCCTTTTAATTGGTCACGAAATTGTGAGCCAAATTGATGATAGTTATTGGTTAAAGTTTTTCGTTTGATGATGAGTCAAAACAATGATCAGTGGTGAAGTCTTCTGATTTAGGGAAATCACATCTCATCAATCCTTTCTTACCATTCAGTTTTGTATAGTTGATGTAGAAAGTGATCTCAACCACATTGTCTTTATTGTCAGTTTCAATTCCCCACGACTGAGTTTCACCGAGAGAATCAATCATTGATGATTCACCAATTGTATCGGAGAGGGTTGATTCAATATCATTCACCATTGATTTAATTTTCGCCTCATCGTAGCGAGTGAAATCATTTGGTGATTTTGCCAGTGTGGTGAATGAGAAAGAGGCGAGAATTAAAAGAGTGATAAGTTTCATAATGTCTAGTCCTTTATAACCGACGAAATTGTACGGTTGAGTCAATTTAAGACAAAAACGTCGAAAAAGCGACGGAAAAGGTGCAGCATGTAAGGTTTTCATAGAAAAGTGGTAACAGGCTCTGTAACCTAAAATAGATGAATGATTTCAAGCTGTTAGGTTAAAAAGGTAACAGGTTACAGGTTTTTCTTACATAAGAAGGGGACTATTTATAGTAAATCGACGTTTTCGGTGCATCAATTGGTAAAATCGGGCAAAAAAAGCACGAAAAAAAGGTCACCTCAATATACGCTTTCTTGTAACCTGTTACCAAATGATATCAACAGGTTAAGACTCATCAACCCGAAACCGTCTCAAAAACAACCTGTACCTGTTACCATGAGGTGCATTAGACTCATCACGCAAGGTAACAGGTTAGAGGTAACAGGTTGGCTACCATTGTTGACCCATCGCACACCCCACAGCGTTATACCCTATATTATGATTACATGTATAAGTATGTGATATGTTATGTCTCATATGTTTTAACTTATGAGATTACACCAGTCGACCAGGCTAAGTGCCCGGATCTTCATAATAATATGCGTAGTACGAGACCAGGACCATCATTTTCGACCCCCCACCCCCCAAAGTCTTGTCCTATGTCTTGAGTTTACCCTGCCCTATGGTACCGAGCTAAAAATCCCCTTAAGCGCGGTGCATTATAATATATACTCTATTATTCCCACCATATTTTATAACCTATTCTCTATAGAGCTTGCTATTCAGCAATCACTGAATTACCCTCACCGCGAAAAGGACAACCTATGGAAGAACAGATTGATAGAGTAGAAGAGCTTCTGAAAGACCTGGAGTACGAGATAAAACTTTTAAAAGGCAAGATCTTTCTTTTGAAAAACGGTCTTAACTACTACGCCACTGAGAAAAACTGGTTAAACGAGATAGATGGGCGTGAGCACGGTAAATTCGCAAGGGCAGTACAGGCAGAAGTTGAGAGCTTGACTCGTATTGGACTACGTACTAACATTCCAACATGATCACAATTCTTAAAGACAGGGTACTCATCGCGAGGCTTGAACCTACGAACACCACCCCAACTGGTATCATCCTGCCTGACAGTCAGAAGAAGATTCCAGATCGTGGGACTGTTATAACTACTGGTCCACAATGCCATCCAATGCTCCAAGCTGATTCAACAGTTATCTTTCAAAAATTCGCAGGAACAGAAATCGAACATGAAGGGAAGAAATATCTCATCATGCGCGAAGACGAGATTCTCGCGATTCTATAAATGAGGGTTCCTACAAAAGGTAGGTAAACTGATGCTTGCGTTCAGGCCCTCACCATTTCTTTTGACAGCAATCAGGTATTAGTCCTAACATTGTACTAATGCATGAATTGACTGTGGACCCCAAGAATATCTTTTATAGAAGAAACAAAGTCCATGGTTACATGGAAGTGGTTGACGCTGTATCAGGCGAGGTTCTGGTCGTCCAATCTTCTTATAATGAGAATTTCATCCTTGGTAAGATGGATGATCTCCTGAAGGTAGAGGTCGACGGTAAAACGATTCTAATGGAGCGTGGGATATCAATTCCCGAGTACCGCCCAATCAACAGCAAATATTCGAAGCCACTTGCAGATCTCATTACCCAAGCGGTGATTGAGGGTATGGGTATTACAAAGGCGTGTAAGGAATTCGGGGTTCCATATTCAACGGTCATGGCTTGGGCCGAATTGAATCCGGAATTTGGGAAAGCTCTTGACACTGCCAGGAACTACCGGGCGGACAAGACTCACGACGACATAATCGAACTGGCGCAGAAGCTTACTGAGGGCGGGAAGACACTCAACAAGACTGAGGTTGAGGCCATTGGTAAAGCTGCGGACATTCTGAAGTGGTCGGCGGAGAAGTCGTCACCTCAGAGGTTCGGTAACAAGACAGAGAAAGGCACCAACGGTGCGGTCAATATTATCATTCAGACTGGTATCGACAGAGAGCCGGTCCCTACAACTATCGAGGTAAAAGATGAGCCCTAGAAACAGAGTGCTTGGCCCTAACGGATTCGAACCATTTCCAGAACGTCATATCGAGAAAGCTGTAGAGCAAGGGACTATCCCGGCACCACAAGACGAGGGGGATCCTAACGCCAGCAATATTGGTGATCATGGAGTTCAAGGAAAGAAAGAACTCTCACGTGAGGCGGCTCTTAAGGCAGCAGCTCAGAAGTATCATGAGAAACTTCCGAAGCGTAACCTTTCACTTGAGCTTAAAGACTCTCAGGAGAAAGGCTCTGAACCGGTAGACCCGACTGCTCACAATCTTCCGGACCACGGAGTAAACGGAAAGAAAGAGATTGCTAAGAAGCAAGCCAAAGATAGACTTGCTCAGGAAGCACTCGAGAAGAAGATCGAGGAAGCGAAACTGCAAGCATCTAAGAACAAATAAGTGCAACAGGTAATCTCGACGGGCTACATCCCGCGACCGCTACAGAAGAAACTGCACCGTGAAATCTTTCAGAAGAGATTCGCGGTTCTGGTCATGCACAGACGATTCGGGAAGACTGTCTTCACGATCAACGAACTACTGGACAGAGCTCTTCACTGTAAGCTGAAGAACCCACAGTTTGCATATATCTGTCCGACCTATTCTCAGGCGAAGCGTGTAGCGTGGGCGTACCTAAAAGATTACTGCCAATTTCTCCCGGGATATACTGCCAATGAAGCCGAACTTAAAGTCACGCTCACAGCTCCTCATGGAAATGGAAAGATTACTATTCATCTCCTTGGTTCTGAAAATGCAGATGCTCTACGGGGTATGTATTTCGATGGTTGTATTCTGGATGAGTACGGTGACTTTCATCCCGATGTATGGTCACTGGTCCTTCGTCCTGCTCTTTCAGATCGTCTTGGATGGGCGATCTTCATTGGGACTCCTAAGGGCCATAACGATTTCAAGGTAAAATATGACCAAGCTAAGAAGAACCCCCTTTGGTATGCCGCTCTCTTCAAGGCTTCGGAGACAGGAATTCTTCCGGAATCAGAGCTCGAGGCAGCTCAGGAAGAGATGGGTCCGGAGGCTTATGAGCAAGAGTATGAGTGTTCCTGGTCAGCTACGAACACTGGTGCCTACTACGCGAAGTACATTAACGACCTTCGCAATCGCGGTAATATTCGCGATCTACCCTACGACCCAGCTCTACTCGTTGACACTTTTTGGGACTTGGGAATTGGAGACACGACTGCGATCTGGTTCAGGCAGCAGACGCGGACGGAGTTCAGGTATATCGATCATTATGAAATTAACGGGGCTGATCTCGCGCATTTCGCGAAACTCATCAAGAGTAAGCCCTACGTCTATGGCCGCCACATCCTCCCCCATGACGGAGCGGCTAGAGATCTCTCCACGGGTATCTCGAGACAGGAGACCCTCCGAAACCTTGGCATCAGGTGTGAAATCCAGAAGAGGCACCGGACAGAAGATCAGATTCAAGCGGCGAGGCTCATCCTCCCGAAGAGTTACTTCGATGTGGTCAAATGTGAAAGGGGCCTGAACGCGCTTGAGAACTATACTCAGAAATGGGACGCTAAGAACAAGGTCTATTCGAACAACCCTCTTCATAATTGGGCTTCTCACTCGTCTTCGGCTTTCCAGGTCTCAGCGATGGACGGAAGGGACTCAAATCAAATCCGAGATAGAAAGTTGCCATCTCACGCGGAAGGGTCCTACAATGAAATGGACTATTAGTACGAATATCGTACGGGGGTTCTTATGTTCGATGGTGGCAGCAGTCTAGGACTTCAGAGCGCATTTGGCGTAATCGATAAGAAGAAGAAAGCGGATGATGCCGCTTTCGGGTCGTTCATGGATAACAAGTCTCTCATCGACAACCCTGACCAAGCCCTTCTTGCTCCAAAGTTCCAGCTCCCAGGTCTCAAAGACAACAAGAAAAGAACGAAGGAAATCGAGGGAATGATGGCCCTCTTCAATAACAGAAAAAAAGAAATCCTCGACAGAAAGATTCAGCCGGGTATTTCACAAATAAGGCTTGACCTCTAATGAGTAAACTCATCTCGGAAAAGGCCCAGAAGCTGATCAAATATTATGAGAAGCTGAAGGCCGATCGGACTACGTGGGACTCTCATTGGCGTGAGATTGCCGAATACATTCTCCCGAACAAGGATGCGATCAATGGTCTTGTCTCTTCTGGGGAAAAGAAGTTCAACGATCTCTATGATGCTACTGCTGTTCATAGTAATGAGCTTCTTGCAAGTGCCCTACATGGTATGCTCACAAATCCTACGACACCTTGGTTCGGACTCACAACAGGTGATCAAGAACTGGACCGGGATGACGAAGTAAGGAAGTGGCTTCAGACGTGTACTCGTACGATGCTGAATGTGATGAACAATTCGAATTTCCAGACGGAGATTCACGAGTCGTATCTTGATCTCGGTTCACTTGGGACATGTGCTCTTCTCATTGAAGAAGATGATACAGACTTTGTTCGCTTTCTTTCTATTCCTATTTATCAGGGATACATTGACGAAAATTATAAGGGCCAGGTATCTACGTTCGCTCGCTGTTTTAACAAGCCAGCGAAGGATATCGTGGAAGAGTTCGCGGGAGAGCTTCTCACACCAGAGATGCAAGCCGAACTCCTCAAGCAGCCACATAAAGAGCATGAAATTCTTCACGTGGTTGGAGAGAATCATAAGTACAATCCTCACTTCAAGGAAGCGGGGAACTGGAAGTACTACTCAGAATACATTCTGAAAGATAAGAAGATTGAGCTCTCGAGTGAGGGTTTCAATACATTCCCAATGGCCGTAGCTCGCTGGACGAAAATTTCCGGTGAGAAGTATGGTCGTTCTCCGGGGATGAAGTGTCTTCCTGATATCAAGATGCTTCAGTCGATGATGAAGGTCACGATCAGAGCTTCTCAGAAAGTGGTAGACCCACCTCTACAAGTTCCGGATGACGGAGTGATGTCAGTTAAGACTACCCCGGGCGGAATCAGCTATTACAGAGCTGGTACACAAGATCGCATTGAGCCTCTCATTACTGGTGCAAACCTTAGTGTGAGCTTTGATATCATGGAGGACGTGAGAACACGGATTCGTTCAGCGTTCTTCATTGATCAGCTTCAGCTTCGTGAAGGTCCGCAGATGACTGCGACTGAAGTAATGCAGAGAACGGAAGAGCAGCTTCGTCTCCTTGGGCCTATCCTTGGTAGACAACATCACGAACTTCTTAAGCCACTCGTGGACAGAGTATTTGAGATTTGCGATAAGCGCGAACTCTTCCCACCAATTCCAGCTAAACTTCAGAAGCTCAAGAAGATTGATGTTCAGTATTCTTCAATGATCGCGAGAGCGCAGAAGACAGCGGAGCTTGAAAGTTTCAACCGTATGCTGGGTCTGTGTATGCCTCTCTTCCAGATGGATCCTACTACCCAGGATAATCTCGATACCGATAAAGCGTTTGACTATATTTCTTCAACTCTCGGCTTGCCGTACGAACTGGTCCGCACTAAGCTAAATGTAAAGAAACTTAGAGAAGGCAGAGCGGAAGCCGCGAACAAACAGCAACAGCAGATGGATGAAGCCCATGATGCTGACGTAGCCGCTCATAGCGGGAGTGAATGGACAAGGCAAAACAGCTTAGAAGAAAGCCGGTAAATCGGGCAGTCTCTTATCAAGCAACTTTCACCTCGGTAGAGGGAGAGAAGGTTCTTCTTGATCTTATGAAAAACCATCACATGATGGGGTCTACGTTTTGTAAGGACCCATATGATTCCGCGTTTCGCGAAGGTGAGAGAGCGGTGGTACTCCGTATTCTGTCAATCCTTAAAATCAACGTCGAAGAGCTTGCTAAAAAAATAGATACTGCCCTCAAAGATGAAGGCGATTTTTAAAACGGAGTACAAATGAAATTCCCGAAATTTATGATTATGAACGCGACTGACGATCTCCTTGGTGGAGGCGGTGGAGCTCCTCCGGCAGCACCAGCGAACCCTGCTACACCTCCAGCGGCCCCTGCTGCTCCGGCAGCAAAACCGACAGACCCGAATGATACAACTTGGAAGGACGGACTTCCGGATGATCTGAAGAACGACCCAACGATCAAGAACCTGAAGGACGTACCCGCGGCCCTTCGCATGCTCCTCAACGCCCAGAAACTTATTGGGAAAGACAAGCTCGTAATTCCTGAGCCATCTGCTACAGATGAACAGTGGGGCGAGGTTATGAAGAAGCTCGGTCTCCCTGAGACTGTAGATAAGTATGACTTCAAAGCTCCTGAAGGAGCGACTCCTGAGTTCCTGAAAGAGTTCAAAGAGTTCGCACACAAAAACGCAATTCTCCCAAGACAGGCTGAAAAGTTCATGGGCTGGTTTAAAGAGCGTACTGAAAAGGCCCTACAAGAAGCCGAGACTCAGGACCAGCACGCGTTTAACAGCGCGGTAGATGGTCTGAAGCGCGAATGGGGAACAGCCTACGACCGCAAGATCGCGGAAGCCTCCGGCATGTTCAAGACGTTCACCACAGAGGAAGAGAGAAAAGAACTCCGTGAGCTTGGCTTCTCTAACCACCCGACCGTGATCAAACTCATGGCGAAGACCGCGGAAGCCTTTGGTCCAGGCAAGTTCATCCAGCCAGGCGGAAACGGTCAGATGGGTATTACCCCAGAGGAAGCTGACAAGAAGATCACAGAAGTCTACTCGAAGTACCCGAACCACCCTTACTTCGATAAGAACAATGCTGGTCACGCGGCTGCGAGAGCGGATATGGCTCAGTGGAACCAGGCAAAGCTGGCAGGAAAGAAAAGATAAAATAATTTCTTGACGGGCCTTTTTGCGTAGTACGACAATAGTACCATACTGTTGTTCGGGTAGCTCGAGAGGGTCCGCTAAGAAAAAACATCAGTCCCCGTGATCTCTCTCTGAGAGGTAGTCACAAAGTAGAAGTAAGCATTACTAACTTTTTGACAACTCTAGGAGAGTATATGTCATTTGAAATTACCGAAGCATTTGTACAAGAGTTCCACTCAAACGTAGTTCACCTTTCTCAGCAGAAGGGTTCAAAGCTCCAAGGCAAGGTTCGTAAAGAATCTCAAGGTGGAGAATCTGACTTCTTCGACAGAATCGGATCTGTGGATGCTCAGAAGAAAGTTGGCCGTCACTCTGACACAACTTATATGAACACTCCACACTCAAGACGTAAGGTGACAACTTCTCCTTACTTCTTCTCTGACCTCGTGGACAAAGAAGATAAAGTTCGCGTTCTCAACTCTCCGGAGTCTGAGTACCTCATCGCTGCTCTTAATGCTCTCGGACGTGGTAAGGATGACGAAATCATCGCTGCTGCTCTCGGGTCTGCATGGGGTGGAGATAAGGGTCAAACTGAGGTTGTTCTTCCAGACTCTCAGAAGATTGTAGCCTTCGATGGCTCTACAACTACTGGTGTTGGTCTTAACGTGAAGACTCTTCGTCTTGCTCTCTTCAAGTTCGAAAACAACGAAGTTGATGAAGACATCAAGAAATACTTCGCGATCAACTCATACGCGAAGATGTCTCTCCTTGCTCAGACAGAGATCACTTCAGCAGACTTCAACTCTGTTAAAGCTCTCGTTCAGGGCCAGGTTAATGAGTTCATGGGCTTCGAATTCGTAAGCCTTGAGCGTCTTCCACGTTCTGCGACAAACATCGCGTACGGAGCTACTGACGGTGCATACGGAACAGCGGCTTCTGGAACTGTAACTGCTGCTAAGTCTCGTCGTGGATTCGCATGGGCAATGGACGGTCTCCTTATGTCAACGGCTGAAGAAGTTATGACTAAGATCGACGTTCTCCCTACGAAGCACTACTCTACACAGGTTTACGCTCGTATGAACATCGGCGCAACCCGTATGGAAGAAGTGAAAGTCCTCGAAGTTATCTGGTCTGAATAATAAATCTGGGCTCCTTCGGGGGCCCAACTTTAAACCCTAAGGAGGGTTTTATATGGCAACTCTGAACGCTGACAACTACGCAAAATCGATTGCTGTTCCACAAGAGCAGCTTCCTATTGGCGACTACTCTGGAAAAGTTCGTGTTCTCCGCGAGGAAATCACTCTCGAAGCTGAACTCGCAGCTAACGACCTCATCCTCTGCTCGAAGCTCCCTCAGGGTGCTCGTATCGTAGACGCACTCATGAAGTCACCATCTCTCGGTACTACTGGTATCATCCAGCTCGGTATTTCTGGAGACGTTGATTACTTCATCGCTTCTCACGATGCTGGTGGTGCTGCTGCTGCTTCAAGAATGGCGAACGAAGCTGGTCTTCTCGAGAAGAGCGAAGATGAAGTTCAGCCGATCATCAAGTGTACAGAAGCATCTGACGCTGGTACTGGCAAAAAGATTCAGGTTCTTATTTCTTACGTACTCGAATAAATCAGAAAGGCCCCTTCGGGGGCCTTTCTTTCTGTGAGGTAGAACATGGCAATTTCCAACCTGGGAATATGTAATTCTGCCCTCATCAAGTTGGGGGTCGAAAAGATCTCCGTTCTCGACAGCACTACCAGACAGGGCGCGATCATGAACGAGCAGTTCGATAAACTGCGTGATGCCCTTCTGTACGACCATCCTTGGAATTTCGCCATGAGATGGTGTGAGCTTGCTTCTGCTGACGCAGACGACACTCACGACAACCCTGAATACACATACCGCCATCCCATGCCTACCGGAGCTCTCCGCGTTTGGTCGACAGAGTATGATGATGAAGATTATGAGGTCCTCGAAGGGTACGTTTACAGCGACTCTGAGACACTGAAGATCAAGTGTATCATGCAGATCACGGACCCTACCAAGTTCACACCCGCCTTCGCAGAAGCACTGGCCTGTAAACTTGCTCACGATAACTGCTACGCCCTTGTTCAATCCAACTCGCTCAAAGGAACTCTTTGGGGGGAGATGGAGGCATACATTCCTCGCGTGAAGAGCGGCGATGCTCAGGAGAACAGAGCGAAGAGTCTGACAGATGATATCTTCCTCAATGCGAGATACTAAATGAAGTTTAACTCCATACAGAACTCGTTCAGCTCCGGAGAGCTTTCTCGAAAGCTCAATGGAAGAACGAATATCGATGAATATTTTCAGGGCCTCGCGACCATGAATAACTTCCTACCTGAAAGGGTAGGAGGAGCAAACTTCCGACCAGGCACATGCTTTGCACCAGCAGAGCACGTGGCGAACCTCCCGGGGGCACTCATTCCATTCTCTCCTCGAGACGGTGAGAACTATGTTCTCATTGTTCAACCAGGAGAAGAGCTCATTTTTGTAGGGCAAACAACGACCCTCACACAACCCTCCTACCTTTGGAATACTCGTCCGGACTTTACCAACTCCTCGACTGAATGGAGTGGAAACACGACAGCAACAAGAAAGAAGCTCGACAATCTTCAATACGCTCAAGCAGGAGATGTGCTTGTCATCGTAGACGGCGAAGGAGAGTGTGCTCCCATTGTTGTGTATCGTACGAGTGCGAATAACCTCGCTGCTGATTCTCTCATCAGACCACAGAACACAAACGCAGCCACAGGCCTTCCTTGGCTGTACCCACCATCTGAAGGTGTTCGGGTCCCATATAAAGATACGAACGTAAATACGAACATTCGAATGAAGCCTTCTGCAACGACAGCAGCAGGGACTACAATCAACATCACATGCGAGAACGCATCAGCAGTAGCGGTTCCGTACTTCACCGGGGATCCGGTGGGTATGTATATCAAGATCACTCATGGTGGAACCATCACAGGACTCGCTCGTGTAGCAAGTAAGACATCTACCTCTGTTGTAACAGCGGTAGTAATTATTGCCTTCAATGCGATCACAGCCTCATCATCTTTCGAAGTATCAGCGTGGAACCCAACAGACGGGTATCCGAGATCAGTGGCTTTTTATGATCAGAGACTTGTCTTCGGCGGGAATAAAACTCTTCAAGATATGATCTGGCTCTCCATGACAGGTAACATTTACTTCTTCATGCAGAAAAGATTTGTTCAAGATGCGTCCTCCGATGTAACCCTATTTGGGTACTTTGGGTCTACGAAAACAGGAGACCCATTCAATTTCGTACCAGCAGCGGTTGGTGCGAACGCGATTCAATGGCTGTATCCGGCTGACTCTCTTCTCTGTGGGACGACAAACAACGAGTTCGCCATCTCTGGCGGACAGGATAACCTCTTCTCTGTTTCATCTATCTTCATCAAAACAATTTCATCTCATGGAAGTGCCAAGATTCAACCAGTGAAAGCTGGCGCTTCTATTCTCTTTGTATCTGCAGACGGGAAGAGAGTTCTCGAGATTCCAAAGAGACTCTCAGAATACACCTCTGCAACTGATCTCATGGCCCAAGCATCAGGCATCATCGATAATGCCATTGAAGCTACAGTTACGACTCCATCAGGAATTGTGAAATCACAGAACAAGATCACTCGTCTCGCGTGGAATGAGTACGATGGCGTTCTCTGGGTAGCTTGTAGAAATTCAAGTGTGGGTACTTCTGGATATTCTTCATCAGCACTTCTTTCTCTCACCATGGACAAGACTTCCAAAGTCCTCGGATGGGCGAGACACAGCCTTGCCGGGAATCCGTCAGTATCTTCAATATGTGTCTCTCCCGATTCGAACAACCCAGGAGCAGCGAGACTTTACCTCTTTCTCCTGAGAGACCCATCAGGGACAACGATCTCAGGGCTTGGATATAAGTCGTACACTCTCGAGTATATGTCGTATCACAACCAGTACAACGCTTACTACACGGGAGACCCAGCGGACGCTACGAACAGCGGGAGAAATGCTATCTATATGGACGCTGCCTCCTACGGAACATCCGTAATAGGGTCAAGTGGTATTCTGGCAGAAGTAGCAAATGGCTCCATCACACTCTCAGGCGCTCAACAAGATGCGTTTAACACAGGAACAGAGTTCGGAGTTATCGAGATCAATGACGATGTTGGAACATACCTCGGAAAGTTCACTCCGAACGGTTTTGGAGTTCTCACTGTCCCAACGGCCGTTACAACCAAGAAGTATATCGTGGGTGTTGTCTACGAAGGCGAGATAAAGACTCTCGCCATTGAAGCAGGAGCTCAGTTTGGAGTCGCGCAAGGGTCCAAGAGAAGATCACACGATATCGTCGTAGGGCTAGACAGAGCTATTGATGGTGTTTACAAATCATCCCTTGCCGAAAGCACGTATAGCCTTCTCACATCCACAGACGCTACTCCAGCCGCTCTCTTCACGGGAGAGAAACAGCTTTCCCTGAACGCTTCCCCTCACGATAACCAGACAGTGATTAAGCAAACAAAACCTTACCCTATGTCCATTCTGTGGATTCTTCATAAGGGGTACACTTATGACGTTTAATATGGGAGACTTTTAGCATGGACCCATTTACAGCAGCGATGGTAGTTGGCGCAGGAGTGCAAGCCTTTGGGCAATGGCAATCCGGCAAGGCAGCAGCTCGAGCAGCAAGAAAGCAAGCGCAGATCAAGAGAGCGATGGCAGACCAGATGCTTCAGCAGATGAAGATTCAGGAAGGCCGTCTGAGATCTCAGGGTGACGAGTTCAAGTCAAAACAGAATGTAGAGTACGCTGCTGGCGGTGTCCAACTTGGTACAGGAGCAACCCTCATTGCCATGGAAGATACGAACCAGAAGATTAATATGTCGGTCGAAGACCTGAAGCGCGAAACCATGTTCAAGATCAACCAACTCAAGGCCGGAGCATCAGTGGATATGCAGCAAGGAAGAGACGCTCAAACAGCAGGCTCAATTATGGCAGCAGGCTCAATTCTCGAAGGCGCGGCTG